CTAGTGTGTAGATGCTATGCTTACAGAAACCTTGCGTACCCGGAAGCGAATCCCAGGAACTCGGACTATCATCCGAATCCCAAGGAGCTTCGTTGCTTTCTCCATTAGGTTCATCATCATTTAAATGAGAAACGTAGATGGAGTAGGCTGGGTAGAGCCAGTCGCCTGGCTCTTCGGCTACATGCTTTAAAGCGCGCAGCTTATAGGTATCAAAAAAGCCACCGTCGAATCCGTCGCGCCGCAGTTTACGGTTAACCCTCAGGTGATAGGAGCCAATTAAATGGCCATCCCCATAACCAACAGGTCCCCATAGACGAACGTGTTCCGGTATATACTTCAAGACAATTTCGGAAAGCAGGTTCTCACCTGATTTCTTAAAGAAGTTATGAAGTAAGAAGAGGTGCCGCACTTTAACTTTCTCTCGAAAGTAGAAAGGGCGGATATCATATCCACGAAGGTAGTCACACCCGCAAGATTCCCTAAAAGGGATATCATCGGCTCCATAGGTCTTTTCGCGATTAACGCTGAAGCCTAGGTAGTCGAAAACCTCCACTAACAAAGTGTAGGCCTCACGCGGTATGATTATGTCATCTCCATAAGAGAGAACATCCTTCGCAGGAATATCCATAACCTCACACACACTTTGCGCTAAACACCAAAAGATCATGGTCTCTAACTCAAAGGTGTAACCATTTCCCATGCTAGAGAACTTCTGTAGCACGTGCAATTTACCTTTATAGGTAATTGATGCACTGCGTCCGAATTCTAAGAATTCGAACCAGGGGAGTGGCAACAGCAGCGATACAACGCAGTATGCAATTGTATCGGATGCTGAGGAAAGGTCCACAGTGCAAAGATCCCCAAGTAAAGAGCCTAAGAAAGCTTTATACTGGTTGTTTGCCTGTGTGGATAAATCTAAGCCTGCTTTGCGGAGACGACGTCTAATATACCGGCCTATAGCTCTTTGGAACATACCATTGAGAATAGGCTCGGTCACTATAGTCCGTTCCGTCTTAGCATTCTTAGGGACAAACGATAGCTTACCCGGTACGGTTTCTATGAGTTTCTCATGGAAATCACAGCACCAATTGGGGAAAAGGTTTAACAATTCCTCAAGTATCGGGCGCATCGTATTGCTACACTCTAGACTACGTGAAAGCTTAATACGAGGATTAGCCTCACGCTTTTTCACGTTGGTTGTTGCTCCAGGGCCAAAAGAGAAATCTAAAGTGTCCAATTCAGGAACATCACCCAAAATGCGTGCGATTTTCCGTTGAGTAGCATAAATTACGCTATTAACGCGGCTTTCCGCCGGCACACCTTTGGTTAAACGATAATTCGTGAACAGACATTTTCTCTCGCACTCTAAAAACTTTTCATATGCAACCTTTTTACGATCTATCCGTAGTGGAAGATCAACTCTTTTGGAGAAAAGGGCAGCCATCTGACGAGCATAAAACGCATCGTCAGGCGACAGAGAAGTATAATAGGGTCGAAAATCAAAATCGACCAAGCCTTTATAATCCTTTGATTCAAGCATTCCCGACAATAAATACGGGAGTGTTTTATCATTGGAAAGGCTAGTGCAACCCTGAAACAGGTCCGCAATAAGTTTTTCTAGAGAACTTCTCGGAACAGTGCTTAAATAGTTCATAATAACTCCATAATAATGGAAGTGCAAAGCCAGAACGGCTAAGATGGACTATACCTAATTTTAATTAGGCAGGACCAGATTGTTGAAGAATTGTGGCAAGGCAGCCGAGCTATTCAGGAAAGCTTGGCCCGCAGCAGTATTTGCTAGCGTGCCAGTTCCTGTTGAAGCAGAAGCACCTTGCAGCATTCCCAACATAATACGGAAAGTATTAGCACGATCTTGGGATGTGCTACGTTTATTACAGAACATCGTAAAGATGGCTGGAGTAACGTAGGCAACCTTCGGTGGTGCAACATATCCCGCACTGGTACCAGAAGCACCGAGTGTCTCCATCGTGGGGACCTCCAACTTCGCCGTGAGCTTAAACTCACCACTCTTAAGTTTCTGTTCGATAAGCTGAAAGCGTATCTGACCTTCAATAGGAATTGAAGCATCGATAGACCGCCAAAATGGATTTGGGGTATCGGTGACAGGAACAAGTGTCCACTCTTTAGGGGTGGAAGCGTCGTCTTTGACAAGGAAATTTGCCATTTGTGCCATAATTAGGCTCCGAATAAGTAGTTAAAGGATTTATCTATGAAAAGCTTGCTTCAACAATGCCAGGGACTCAAAGATGTGCGTTTGTGTAAACACATGTCCGAGATCCTGGAATTGAGGTAGAGGGGGACTCAGACGATCAGAAACACCACGAGAAATATATGTGGTGCGGCTGGCGCCATGAAGCCCCTTATACCGCCACTCATTAGAGATCCCAGATACGGGACCACCGTACGCCTCGGCGTACGAACGAACCTCTGTTTCCAGAGTTCGTCCTCTAAAGGCGGAAGTAAAAGCACGAGCCTGAAGGAAATTGCCAATAGGCATAACCCAATCGTACACAAAACTGAATGGGAGTAATTCCCATGCAATTTGCTCTGGGCTTGTCAGACCCAGAGTGTACAGGTTAGAAATATCCTCAGACAGTTCTAAAATAACGGTCTTCTTATGCTTTAAGGTGCCTGGCATCTTATAAACACTCGGAGACACGCTACTCTCGTACCCTTTGGTATTTTGAATGGAAGCTCTAAAGTACTGACGTCGCGGCAACAGAAGGCGGTTTTCTGCCATCTGCCAGGCTGCGGCAATATCAGACAAAAGAGGTTTCCATCCAAACTGAAGCTCAAGATAGCGCTGAGGAAGTTCCATTCGTAGGAATCCAGCAGGGGAGCGATCTTGCACGCGGATATGCGGTTGAGGTATGCCGTGACGGTTTCGAAACTCCCGGAAGGGGAGCTCCGTTACTCGCAGAGCATCAACCGCAGCGTGGAAATTTCCACGACGTAACGCATGTATGCTTCTAGCTAAGCCCACTACGTTTGAACTAATCATACGTAATGATTCTGGCAACTCGCCAAGGAACACTCCTAAATTAAAGGATGAGCCCCTGACTTTATTGTCAAGCTTAGACAGCAATTGGATGTAATCATTATTATCAAGTGCAGCGGACGGACGGTTTCCACCCCCAAGTAACACATACTGACCATAGCCAAAATCGACTATAGGCCAGTCTGCGACTTGGAGATTGGAGCTATACGCATTCCACTTCACTCGTTTTACCGCGCCCACATATTCGTACCGACCATCTACTCCATTCCAATTTCGATATACAAAATTGGCGGGTATACTGTTGGAATCGTATTTGTAAACGCGTTGATAATTACCAATTGTCATAGCTAGTACTCGTTAATGAGACTAGAATGATAGTTGAGTCTTGGCTATTGCCAAGGGTGGAATCCTCGAAATAGGATTTGGGCCACCAACATACCCATCATTCCGTCCTAAGTAGGTGAAAAGAAAAGCCATCGATCAAAGAGGAGACACAGGTCATCGATAAAACGATGCTGTGTAGTTAATACGTGATAATACAGAAGTTCGATCATTTCATCCTGAAAATCTGAGCTACTGATGAGTCTATCAAGCTCATCAGATTCTGGCAACAGGTCAGCATGAATGGTGACTTTACCCCCAGCAAGAAATTTGCCGGGTCTAACTCCGCAATCAAGCGAGAGAAGAACTCTGTACATAGCGTAAACTCCAAATTTCATAACAAGCATATTGAGCCCTTGCACTGTAGGACTTCCCAATATGGGATCTCAAACGTGATAAGCGCTTAAGTGCTATGAACATTGAAAGCGGTGGGCGTAGTGCTCCAGTTAATCGTACCGTTTAAAAGACTGGTACAAATAGCTGTGGCATACGTTGCAACGAGAAGCGCATTGAAGGCCGCATGCTCTGAAAGAGATGCGTACTTACAAATGGTTTCCGCTGAAGAATCTAACATACCACCACCAATCTGACTGCCAATATTTGACAGCAGGATGTTGGTTTCGTTAGTTAACAGTGTCTTGAGTTTATCGAGATCGTTGCTCATTTCATTTCTCC